ATTTTAAATAATCTTTCTAATATATTATCCCACATTTTAACATCTTTTTCAACCTTAAAAGCTTTTAATTTTTGATCGTTTTTATTCTCATATAAAACAATTCCATGATCATAGGCTGCTAAATTTAAATATATTTGTATTTGAATCATATGATCTTCTTTAGGAGCTAATTTTAACAAATCAAAATTTCTAGTGTTGATTGATTTTAATTCTAATATAACTTCTTGGTGTTCTGGGTGGGTTATAATGAAATCTAATCTTCCTGATATATTTGGAGTCTCTAATTTAATTGGGACTTCTCTTCTTCTTACTATTCCTAGTTTCTCAAAATATTTATTTATTCTATATTCTAAATAATTCCCATTATCAAATATTCTTTGTAAATTTCCTGATACTGCTTGGGCAGGTAACAACCCATTATAAGATAAATAAACATATCTATCACATGGATTGGATACTATTGAAGGATAAAACACTCCTTTTTTACCAAAAACTTTATCTGAAGATAATAAATTATCCATTGATTTTAAAAGCCATCTATCTTGATTAGATAGTCTTGATCTTTTAGCTCCTATTTGTCTAATTCCTGCCATTATCTTCCTCCTCAATTTCATTTAAAACTTGTTCTATTAAAGGTATTATTTTCTTTTTACTTGTTTCTGATATATGAAACACCTTTCGTATATCATTACTATAATCTTCTAGTAGATTAGCATCTCTTTTAGCATCTGCTTTCTTTAAGTGTCCAAACATTCCATCAGCCTCGATTACTAATTTAACTTCAGGTATATAAAAATCAACTGAATAAGGTGGAAAAGAGTATTGAGTTTCGTAACGAAGACCAAATTCTTCTATACACTTAGCAAACGTTTTTTCTTGGGGAGTGTAATCTTTATGGTAATAAGTCATCCTTTACTCCCTTAGTTAATTGTTCATATATATCTGGATTATCTACAAAATATTGTCGTACTCTATTTTTTCCTTGAATTCTTTCTTCGTTATAAGTATACCAAGCTCCTGATTGTTTTATTAAACCTTTCTCTAAAGCTTCATTAATAGTAACTTCTATTAAATCTATTCCTCCACCTACTTTATAAGGCAGTATAATTGAGTCCCAATCATCTCCACCTTGTTTAGTTTTCTTTAATCTTATCTCCATTTCAAATCCTATTTTATCTTTTCCTTCTTCTATCCAACCTGATCTTCTAATCTCTAATTGTAAATGAGTATAAAACTGTTGTCCTATACCACCGGGCATATTATTATAAGTTACTCTTCCTACATTACTTCTTAATTGATTTATTGCTACTAAAGCTGAACCATGTTTTAAATGAGTTAATAATTTAGGTAAGGCTGAGTTTAAAAACCTTGCTTGCCAAGCCATTGGACTATATCCAAACTCTTCGTCTTGGACTGCTGCAGGAACTAAACCTGCAAAACTATCTATTACTACAATATCTACTCCTTCTTGCAAAGCTGAACTAGCCACATTAAGAGCTTCTTCTCCGTTTGCAGGCTGTAAAACAATAATTTTACTAGTATCTACTCCATTTTTTGAATTCCATTTAGGGTCAAAAGATTG